GATTATAATTTTTAATATCATTATAGCGAACCCAGATATCATCCACTTCTCTATGTGGCGATTTAGACGATTCAGTACGTTGTTTAAATTTATTCCATAAATAATCATTATCAGAAATAAATTTATTGATAGCCGATACATCAACATGAATACCGGTATTAACCATATTAGGTTTTCCAATAAGCACGTCATCTATATTTTCTGCATCACAAGTATCTGTAGCATGGATACATAGCCAAACAACTCTACCGTTAACTGCTTGAACGCTATGCTCAATACCTGCTTTAATTTCAATAACAGCGGGTGCGTAATAGGTTTCTTGAGTATCACCTTGCCAGATAATAGCGCATCCTTCAACAAGAACGCTCATGTGGTCAAACGTATGAGCGTGTTGCTGTACTTCAAAGCCATCATCGATAATCACTTCTTTGGCATAGACTCCGCCAATAAAGTGATGTGCTTGTATGTTAAGTCCGGTGATACTCATAAATACCTTGTGATGAAATTACTGTTCCAATAAACCCACAAACTAGCTTACCTACATTCATCACTATTTTACCAACTAATCGTTTAAATGTACTGCGATTTTTTACAATGCCAAATTGCTCTGCCATTTCATATGCCCATGCTTGAACAATATAGGCAAATAACGGGATATAGATCGCATTATTACGCAAGAATTCAGTTAGTGGTTTTGCCCACGCATGATAGCCGATAAGGACTTCTGGATAAGCGTCTGCAATCAAATGCCCAAATAAAGTGTCCGCATGGAATACATCATCTTCAAGATAGCCGTATTCGCGCATTAAAGTACACATCACACTCATACCGCCTCCTTCTGGAGCAGGTGGCTGAGGTGTTTTCCATGATGACATATCAGATTCTTTTACTTTTAAAAAAGAATCTGGATCAAAATTTATCATCCCCCTGCCACCAGTAGGGCGGCTTGCTAATTCCGTTTGATAGTTGTTTAAAACAGATTGCTCTGAATTTGATTTATTTAAAAATTGTCGCAATTGTTCAGCAGAACTTAATGGCATATTAAATTTCCTTTACGTTGTACTTGTTAATAATTTTGTTGCTGCTTTAGCAGCGTCACTATTCATAAGTCCCACTGCAGTGTAAGCCGCTTCTACTTGCTTCGTTGTTTGATCCAATACTTTCGCCGTATAAGAATTGATATTAGATGTTTTAGCTGATGCAGATACATTGGCAGAGTTCATAGTGTCAGCAGTATATTTGCGTATATCCTCAAAAGAACCTGCTATCAGTGCTCTAACATCGGAATCTACTTTTTGATCACCGGTTTGCTTGTTTAATATCATCTCTAAGTTAGTTTTATTCTTATCATTAGATTGAGTAAGTTGTGATTCTAAAATTTTAGTAATTCTTTCTTCTTCGGCTTTGGCTTTATTAGCATCTTCAGTATATTTAGCAGTATCTGCGGCTGTAACTCTATTAGCAGCAGCAGTATCTGCAGCGGCAAGTCTATCATCTTTAGCTTTTTGTACTGCCGCGTTAGCATCTACAAGAGCCTTATCTGCAGCAGCTTGTTTAAGCCTTGCCCCCTCTTTTTCAGCCGCAGTGGCATTTACATTTGCCAAAGTGCTTGCTGTTTCCTTTGCTACATTGGCAGCAGCAGTAGCAGCAATAGTAGCTCTTTGATCTAATAGTGTAGCAGCTTCAGCCTCTGTTTTAGCTTTATTTGCCGCAGCTTCCTCCTCGTATTTAGCAGTATCTGCGGCTGTAACTCTATCGGCAGCAGCTTTTTGTGCTGCCGCTTTAGCATCTACAAGAGCTTTATCTGCAGCAGCTTGTTTAAGCCTTGCGCCCTCTACTTCAGCCGCAGTGGCATTTACATCTGCTAAAACTCTTGCTGTTTCAGCATCTGCAGCAGCTTTATTTGCAGCAGCTTCCTCATTGTATTTAGCAGCATCTGCAGCGGTAATTCTATCGGCAGCAGCTTTTTGTACTGCCGCTTTAGCATCTACAACAGCTTTATCTGCAGCAGCTTGTTTAAGCCTTGCGCCCTCTACTTCAGCCGCAGTGGCATTTACATTTGCTAAAACTCTTGCTGTTTCAGCATCTACAACAGCTTTGTCTGCTGCCGCTTGTTTAAGCCTTGCGCCCTCTACTCCAGCCGCAGTGGCATTTACATCTGCCAAAGTTCTTGCTGTTTCGGCATCTACAACAGCTTTATTTGCTGCCGTAGCAGCATCAACCTTGGCTTTGGTATCTGCCGCTAATGCGTCCGTAATTGCTTTTTTCATGTTTAAAGCTACATTAATATTACCATTTACTAACGCAGTATTAAGTAGATTTGCATCTTTAGCGCCTTCTATTAACGCATCTAATTGTCCCTTAACCATCATTTGATAAGTATTGGATTGCGATAACGTATCTGCTTGCGCCATAGCCGACCATGTATCAAAAGCGTCTTTTTGTGCAGCATTTAATATGGCATTATTATCAGTTACAAGTTTATTTAATGCGGTGGCATTGAATGTATCTGCAGTTAATTTATTAGCTACATCGTAATTACTAGCATCCAATGTCAATTTTGCTTGAGTTGTATTTAAAGTGACATTGTTCCCTGTATCTGAAATCAATCCTTTAGATTTTAAATCAAGACCAGTATTAATTAATGCGTTTTTAGCAGCGGCATTAAGCTCATTAGCTTTTGCAATAGTTGCTGCATCAGCTTGTGCAATAGGCAAGGCGTTTTTAATAGCAGCGTCTTGTGCAAATCCTGCGGCAGCACCAGTATTGAGCATTCCTCTGCGCGATGATTGAAGATTTGCCGCATTAACCGCTTGTTGGATATAAGGATTATTCTTTGAAAGAAGTCCCGATAATCTATTGCTAACAAGTGAATCTGGGGTTACGTTTACATCAACTGATTTAGCCGCATCTACTAATTTTGCAATATCGGCAGCAGATTGAGTACCTGTTCTATCAACAATAGGGGCAGTAACTTTATCGGCTGTAATTTGATCTAAAGCTGAAGTAGCTACCGTACTATAATTTGGTGTCACCATGATAGGTGAACCATCTGCATTATATTTTATATTTGTAGGAGCAGAATCAACCGCTGATTTTATCATATCCGATGAGATATCGGCAGTTTGAACTTTAGGCTTACCGTTTTCGTCTAAAGTTATTCCAACATCTGCTGCTGTTAATTTAGTGCCTGCTTGTGAATCAGTTAATGCTTTTAATGTATCAGATGTTAAGGCGCCAATTGACGCAATCGGGGTAGTTGGCAGTGCTTTTACAGCTCCTGTTGCCAATGCACCAGTTGGAGCAGTTGATAATGCACCAGTTGGAGAAGTTGATAATGCACCAGTTGGAGCAGTTGATAATGCACCAGTTGAAGAAGTTGATAATGCACCAGTTGGAGAAGTTGATAATGCTTTTACATCACCTGTTGTTAATGCACCAATAGAAGGTGTATTAATCTTATTTAGTTCAGCAGTTGCATCACTACTAATATTGCTATATATCGTATCCCATTTATTGGGGATAGTTGAATTTAACATTCCAGTTGGAGCAGTTGATAATGCACCAGTCGGAGCAGTTGATAATGCACCAGTTTGAGCAGTTGATAATGCACCAGTTGAAGAAGTTGGTAATGCGCCAGTTGGAGAAGTTGATAATGCTTTTACATCACCTGTTGTTAATGCTCCAATAGAAGGTGTAGTAATCTTAGTTAGTTCAGCAGTTGCATCACTATCAATACCGCTATATATCGCATCCCATTTATTGGGGATAGTTGAATTTAACATTCCAGTTGGAGCAGTTGATAATGCACCAGTTGGAGCAGTTGATAATGCACCAGTTTGAGCAGTTGATAATGCACCAGTTGAAGAAGTTGGTAATGCGCCAGTTGGAGAAGTTGATAATGCTTTTACAGCATCTGTTGTTAATGCTTTTACAGCATCTGTTGTTAATGCTTTTACATCGCCAGTTGGTAATGCGCCAGTTGGAGCGGTATTAATATTGGTAATTTTTTCAGCTTTATCTGTATTAATATTGCTATATATCGTATCCCATTTATTTTTATAAGCTAAGTCATCTGCTTCTTTTTGTTTAACTTCAGCAGCACTAGCTGCAATATCTGCGTCTAACATAGCTTTAGCATCAGCGTCAGCCTTAGTTTTCGCAGCCGCAGCCGCAGCTACCGCATCAGCATTAACTTTATCCGCCTCAGTTTTCGATTTATTATAATTAACATAATTCCGATTGGATGGCAAATCAGCTAATAATTTATTTCTTTCGGCAACAAAAGTTTTGTTTTTCTCATTTACGCCCCCAGATAAATTCCAATTAATATTAGGGTCTTTTGCTAATAAATCTGTTGCCCAATTTTTTACTTGCGTATCCGCAACAGTTTGAGGGATAGTGCCTGTTGCAAGACCATTATAAAATGTTGAATCAAAAATAGGTTTCCCATCAGGTGTTACAACCGATGCGTATTTGTCTGAATACTGTTTAGCTCTATATGCTACTGCGTCTGGGTGGGTACTGCTGCTATTAAAATCATTCATCCAAGAGTCGTACATAGGTTTGTTAAACCCTGTATTCCAATAGGTAAATTGTGATTCTAGTGGTTTAGCCATATCTGTATATTTGGTAGTCGCCATTTATTTATCTCCGTCCAGTAACATATTGCGACCACCATTGGTCAGCAGCGGCATTTCTATTGTCATTATAATTACCCATATTAACACCGTTTTGCTGATTAGTGGGGATTTGGAAATTCTTAAAGGCATCCATAAACCCTTGCGTTGCTTGTGTACCAAAGGCTTGATTCTTAGCATCAACACCACTAAGGATATTAGTTTTAAGTGCATCTGCGCTAGTATTCCAATTTTTTAAAAAGTCAGCATTTTGAGTGGTTAAGGCAGTTTGATTGGCTTGTAATGCATCATTATACGCTTTAGAACTAGCTGCTTGTTGAGCCTGTAAGGCATCATTATACGCTTTAGAACTAGATGCTTGTTGAGTATTTAATGCAGAATTTAATTGTTCAATAGTAATACTTTGCGGCGTAGTTACAGGTGTAGCTGTAGCCGTGTCTGTAGGTACAGTTACAGGCTTAGGTCTACCACCTGCAGGTGCAGGTGTAGTCACAGGTGTGGTTGTTACAGGTGTAGTCACAGGTGTGGTTGTTACAGGTGTAGTCACAGGTGTAGCTGTTGTAGCTGTTGTAGGTGTATTTGAAAGCTCAGTTGCTGATGCGGTTGAAAGTGCAGTTACAGGTGGATTTGAAAGAGTGTTTACCGGTGCTTGTGTTTCGTTATCATATTGCGCTATTGCTGCTCTATAGCCGTCTTGTTGAGCTTGCATTGCCTTTTGCATTGCTAATGCCCCATCTAATCCTATACCATAAGATGCCGCAATCTCTTGAGTAGATGGTACATTTTGCAATTGGGTTCTTGCAAAGTCTATATAATTTTTCTTAGTTTCTGCCCTAGTTGCCATTTTATTATCCTGTTATCTATTTAGTTTTCTAGGTGTGTAATGAAGCACAACACCCGATAAATTATGTCCTAAATCAATAGCCGTATTAGAAAAAACGACTAGACCGATGTTTGTTCCACTTCCTTGTATGCGTATTTCTGGTTGGGAAACTATCTTCCCATCGTAATAAAATTCATTCCAAATAGCTTCATCCCAGTAACCACCTGCACCTTGTAGTTCTTCATATTTAAGAAGATGGGTGGCGATACTTGGATCAGCATAAGAAAATTCTGGATTAAAACGAATATATGAGTAACCTACGGTTGAAAGTTCAACTTCAAGTTTTCTAAATCGTTTAATTGCTGAGGGTGATTTTACATTATTAAACGCTGTTCTGATATAGGCTTGAATAGGTTCGCCATCAAAAGATGATCCGGTATTAGCTACATAAACGTACCCATCTTCGTCACCAAGTAGAACAATATCTCGACCACTTGCGTCCTCACCGTTCCACGCATAACTCACATTAATCGGGTAAGTTAATTCTGAAAAATCATGACCGGTAGTTGCCGCGCCTGTTTGACTGGTGCCTGCGCTCATTGTCATGATGATACCTGTACCATCATTTGCATAAAACCTTACTTGATTTTTGCTTTTATAAATAGCAGTGCCAACAATTTTTTCTCGGAAACGATCAATCACAGGTTGGATAGTTCGGCTAACGGTATCATGTTCAAATCCACCGAATACATAAGACGGTACAATACGAATAATTCCCTTGTCATCAAATGAATAAAGTGAACCAAGATTCATTAAGCCATAATGAATTGCGCCAATATCTGGGGAAATCAAATCTGCTTTATATAAATTACTCTGATTATCAATAGATACTTGCCAAAAACTATCTCGACACGCAACAGCAAGAACCCCGCCGACAATTGGACTCATTCCTGTAATAGTATCCCCGAATTCTTGAACATCTTGAAAGCCTAAACTTGTTGTTCTAAAGTCATGAGGATTACCTACTGCTGAAAACAAAGCTGTTCCAAAATAAGATAATACAAGTTGTCCGTTTACCGCTGCAATAGTGGTTGGAGCGTCAATAGTGACTTGAGTTCTAATAGGAATGTAAACATCCCCGTCAAACTCAAAGGCACGATTTAATGAATCTGCACCATATAGTTTTTTACCATCAGACGCGGCTGAAAAGTTATGTTGAACAAATTGATAATTACCACCTTGTAATATGGTAATTTGCGTAATAGGATTAGTAGTCACACTGTCCACAACAGCTATATCAATAATGCCCACTTGAATAGTATCAGCGGCATTATTTGTCCATGTGCCTGTTACGTTTGTAACAATAAATCGTCCGGTATCGCTTCTCAAATTAATTGGATCGGAATGAAGCGCCCATTGGCTATATGTGCCAGAGCCTGTTTTATTAGTAATATTAATAACAATTTGATTAGTGCTATAAGAAGTGATTGTACCGTTCAAGTAGTTAGTTGGCGAAGCAATTGCAGTAATTAAAATTGCTTGACCTGCAACGTAGGCTTTTCCGGTTTGCGTAGTAAAAGTATGTGAGCCTAATCCCATTGTAATTGTAGAATCACTGGTGGCATCCAAATCATCTAAACTTTGCGATGTTTCAATTACTTGGCGCTTAACAGTTGCCGTTGCGCCAGAATTCTTTTGATTAATAACAACGCCATCAAGAACATCTAATATGCAACTTTTAAAAGGTAGCGATTTGAATAAAGTAATTTGTTGCCATCCGGTGGAGGTAGACTTCCAAATATCGACTGCTGTTCCTGCCGCATTATCTCGAAAAGCATAAGCAACGCCTTTGTACATACAGACGCCGCGAAGCACCCCACTACCAGTTACAGCAGTAATATCAGCACGATAATCATCCGCTACTAAGCCAAGTGCAGTGGCATGACCAATACCTGTAGGATGTCCGTCTTTGGAAGGCAGGATAGTTAAAGCGCCTTTTACAACACCACCGACTTTAAAGTTCTCAAGAACAAATGTTCCCGTCACTCTATCGATAATGAGATAAGTGGATTCAACCTGTAATACTTTGCCTGTAGCCGCGCTTGTTGCCCCAGTAATAGTTTGACCTACTGTGACTGCCGCTACAAACGTGCAAGGGCAGTAGTAGTAACTCTGAGCGCTAGGAGAAGGTCTGCCATCAAAACGTTCATAACCATCAATACGACGATAACCGCCGAGCGAATTACACTCATAATTATTGATCGAAATACATTTACCTGCATCAATAGTAAGAGGTGGCGATACCAAATCAAGACCACCGGCAAAACGCGAGTATTGCGTAAGGGTTTTAACATCCGGTAACGCATTCATTCTCATGCGAGTTCTTCCGAAGCAGTGGGGACAGGACAATTAAACTGTTCAAGTTTAAAAAGTAATTTACGATATTCAATGTTACCGATGGCGTAAAGCTCTTGAGCATTAAGTTGTGTTGCAAAATACATCAATGCTCGCCAAACCACGATCATGTGAAAACGTGATTGGAATATAGGAGTATCGGTATCGTTTACTAAGATAGAAGGGTTTTTATAATACTCACCTTCTACCGTATAAACATTGTCTGGTATAGGATAAAACGTAAGTGAATTATCCGCAGGCTTTATTGTAAAGTGTGTTGGGAATCCGGTTTGAATACGCGCATTCCCAAACATAAATAAATCTCTAAACTCATCCCATTCAACAGGAATTAAATATTGCTCACTGACAATACCATTCGCTGTTAAATAGATGCGCATAGTTTCGGGCGACCATTCGCTTAAATCTAGCAAACTGATACCCGTTTCAGAATAATTATTTACACCAATAATGGTATTAAATGA